GAAAAACTGTAGTTGATGATACAGCAGGTGGTCGTAAATTTGTTTATGGCGCAACACCATATAATTTAGATTTCTCTTTGTATATTATGACTAAATACCAAGAGGATGCTGTAAAACTATTAGAACAAATTATTCCATTCTTTAATCCAGACTATACAAGAACAGTAAGATTAATTGAAGGTTTAGAACCACTTGATATTCCATTAGTACTTAATGGTGTGTCAATGGACGAAGTATACGAAGGAAACTTTGACGAACGAAGAAGTATCATATATACTTTAAACTTTACAATGAAAGCATACTTCTTTGGACCCGAAAAAGAGTCTGGAATTATTAAGTTTATCGATGTACGATATGCTACAGATTCTACAGCAAATACAGAACCTGAAGAATTCTATACTTTACAACCAGGTATGACAGCAAATAATGTAGCAACTACAGACCAAGAGCTGTCAGTTGATTATAGCTTAATTGATTATGATGATGATTGGGATTACGCAGACGGAATTGCAAATACAGCACCAACTGCATAAAAAGGTTGACAAACACGAAATAATGTGTTATAATATATAATGGCGAACAAATATAATGGAGAATATTATGAGAATTGGTTTTACATGTAGCGCATTTGACTTATTACATGCTGGTCATGTACAAATGCTAAGAGATGCTAAAGCTCAATGTGATTATTTAATGGTAGGATTACAAATGGACCCTGCATTAGATAGACCTAAAGAAAAGAACCCACCTATACAAACAATCGTAGAAAGATATACCCAGCTTAAAGCTGTAAGCTATGTTGATGAGATTATTCCTTATAATTCTGAGCAAGACCTTATGGACATTTTGGAATTGTATCATATTGATGTTCGTATTTTAGGTGATGAATATAGAGATAAAGAATTTACTGGTAAAGATATCTGTCGCAAACGAGACATCGAACTCTTCTTTAATAAACGAGACCATAGGTTTAGTACATCTGGTTTACGAAAAGCTTGTGCTTGGGTCAATACAGACGGTGATTGGAAGATGACTAAAGAAGGATAAATAGTATATGAGCGATGATAAGATAGCACAGGCACTAAATATGAGATCGTTAAACGATGTACATGACGAAGAAAAGCAAGAGAAGCTGGACGAATTAAATCCAGACAAATTGCCTGATTTGCCTATCAACGCTTTTTCTACTAATGATGATGTTGAAAACTTACCTGCCGAACAACCAATCCAACATCCTGTTGTACTCGATGATGGTGCTGAAGAAAATTTAAAAGACATTGAGTTAGCTAAAGCTAATATTGAAAACATTATTAGTTTAGGAGATGACTCAGTAAAAGAAATGGTCGAAATTGCTAAACAATCAGAATCGCCCAGAGCATTTGAAGTTGTATCTACATTAATGAAAACATTACTTGATGCAAATAAAGATTATGTTGAAATGAGTACTAAAAAGAGATATGCTAAAGAAGAAGCAAATCCTGCAAAACAAGAAGTAACAAATAATAATCTTATTGTATCTACTGCAGATTTACTTAAAATGATAAAGGGCGAAGGTGACTAACGGTTATTTAGGAAATACTTATCTCAAGCGTTCTAACGAGCAAATTGAGTATACACCTGAGCAAATTAAGGAGTATATGAAATGCGCCGAGGACCCAATATATTTTGCACAAAAGTATATTAAGATTGTACATGTGGACAAAGGATTTGTTCCACTTGACATGTATGATTATCAAAAAGAGATAACAGAAAAGATTACAAAGAGTCGTCGTGTTGCTGTATTAACTGCTCGCCAGAGTGGTAAAACAACTACAGCAGTGGCTGTAATTCTTCATTACATTCTTTTTAACGAATTTAAAACAGTTGCAATTCTTGCTAATAAAGGAGATGCAGCTCGTGAAGTATTAGGTAGAGTACAACTTGCTTATGAAGCATTACCTAAATGGATGCAGCAAGGCATTGAAGAATGGAACAAAGGTAATATATCTTTAGAAAATGGATGTAAGATTTATGCTGGTACTACGACATCAAGTGCTATTCGTGGTAAATCAATCTCATTCCTGTATTTGGACGAGGTTGCGTTTATTGAAGGATTTGATGAATTCTTTGCTTCAGTTTATCCAACAATATCATCTGGTCAAACAACCAAGTTATTAATGACATCAACACCTAATGGTTTAAATCATTTTTGGAAAACATGTAAAGGTGCAAGAGAAGGCACCAATGGTTATGAGTTTGTTGAAGTTATGTGGACCGATGTTCCTGGCCGTGATGAAAAATGGAAAAATGAAACACTTGAAGCATTAGATTTTGACCAAGAAAAATTTAACCAAGAATATTGCTGCCAATTTTTAGGTAGCTCAGGAACTCTTATTGATGGTTCCAAATTAAAAGAATTAGCTTATTCTCGACCAATACAAGAGGGTGAGGGAATAACACAGTATCAAGCTGCAAAAGAAGGTCATACTTATGTTATGACAGTTGACGTATCTCGTGGTAAAGGATTAGATTATAGTACATTTAATGTAATAGATATCACAAAAATGCCTTATAAACAGGTTTGTACCTATAGAGATAACACTGTAAGTCCGGTGGATTTCGCAGCTATTATATATAGAATAGGATTAATGTACAATGAGAGTGCAATACTTATCGAAATCAACGATATCGGTGAACAAGTATCTGATGTACTCTTAATGGACTATGGGTATGAGAATCTTCTTTATACTGAAAATGCTGGAAGGTCTGGAAAAAGAATTTCAAGCGGGTTTGGAAAAAGAGTAGATAATGGAATAAGAACAACAAAAAGTGTTAAAAGTATCGGTTGTTCTATATTAAAATTGCTGATTGAACAAAATCAGCTTATTTTACAGGATTATAACACAATACAAGAGTTATCACGATTTAGTAAAAGAGGGTCTTCTTACGAAGCAGAATCTGGAGCACACGATGATTTGGTAATGAATTTAGTTATCTTTTCATGGTTAACAGACCAAACGTTTTTTAAAGACCTTACTGATATTAATACAATGATGCGTTTAAGACAGAAAACAGAGGAACAAATAGAGCAAGATTTGTTACCATTTGGTTTTATTGATGATGGAGGAGATATTCCTGACGATGATGGTTTTGACCTCGTAAGAGAATCATGGCAAATCTGATAAATGCTAAATATTATAAATAATAACAGTGATAACTAATTTTTAGACTAAGATTTTAAATAGATAATTTTAAAGGAGAAATAATATGGCTTTTTCCGTAAGTCCTTCGGTAATAGTTCGTGAAGTGGACGCATCAGCAGCGGTTCCTGCCATCGCAACGCCACCTGCCGCTATTGCAGGTGTTTTTAGATGGGGTCCGGTAGGCGAAACAGTTCTTGTTTCTTCAGAGAATGAGTTAGTAGCAAGATTTGGTACACCAACCAACGATAACTACGAAACATTCTTTGTAGCAGCAGATTACCTTTCATATGCTAATGCTCTTTACGTAGCTAGAGTAGACAATGGTGCTGTTAAAGCATCGGCATCAGATACATCAAGTGCAAATACACAATTACATACATTCGGCGCATTCGACGCAAAATATCCAGGAGCTCTAGGTAACTCTTTAGAAGTTGGATATGTTAAGTCTGATAAATTCGAATCTGATGTAATTGCTGTTGGAGACGTATCTGCTAGTAAATTAACAGGTAACACACAAATTTCACAAACATTAGATTTTAACGCAACACAAGTTGTATTTGAAGTAGTACCTGCAAGTGCTTTAGATTCTAACGAATTTGAAGTTGATGATATCATCACAATCGGTAATGATTCTGTTGGATATCAAGATATTCCAGTAACAAGTTTTACTGAAGCAACTCTTGCATCTGATGGTACACCTACAGCAAATACTTCACTAATTGTATCACATCAATATACAATCGGTTTAGGTAATTCATACAGATTAGCAGAAAGTGATTTAAACAAATTATCACTTAACCGCAAATGGAAATACCACAGCTTATTTGGTAGAGCTCCACAATCTGGTAACTATCATGTTATCGTAATTGATGAAGATGGAGATATTTCAGGTGAAACAGGCGCAGCATTAGAGTTATACGAAGATGTTTCAACAACTTCAACTGCAAAACTTTCTGATGGTTCAACAAACTACTATAAAGATGTAATTTTAAATAAATCAAGTTGGGTAGAAGTTGCTAATACAACACATTTTGAAGCATCAGCACAATCAAGCACATACGAAAGTTTAGCACTAGGTACCGATGGTACTTCTGAATCTGCTACAACTCTCGGGCCTTTAGCAGGTGGATACGATTTATTTAAGAACTCAAATGAAATTGATGTTTCTTTCGTATTACAAGGTAAGGGTGATAACTCTGGTAATCTTGCAAATTACATTATTAGTAATATTGCAGATTATAGAAAAGACGCTGTTGCTTTCATCTCACCTTCTAAGGAAGCTGTTGTTGACGAAAACAAAACAAATACAAAACTATCTAATGTAATTGCATACAGAAACGCTTTACAAAATAGTTCATACTTCTTTATGGATTCTGGATATAAGTACAGATATGACAAGTACAACGATGTATACAGATATGTACCATTAAATGGTGATACTGCAGGACTTGCTTCAAGAGTTGAACCTTTTGAATCTCCAGCAGGCTTCCGTAAGGGCGTAATTAAGAATGTTGTTAAACTCGCGTTTAACCCTAATAAAGCTCAACGTGACCAATTATACAGCAAAGATATTAACCCAGTAATGAGTCAAGTAGGACAAGGTATTGTACTATTTGGTGATAAGACTGGATTAGGTTTACCAAGCGCATTTGACAGACTGAATGTTCGTAGATTGTTTATCTCTGTTGAAAAGGCGATCGCAAATGCAGCTCAATCATTCTTATTTGAACTGAATGACGAGTTTTCTCAAACACAGTTTAAGAATATCGTCGAACCTTTCTTAAGAGAAATTCAAGGGCGTAGAGGAATTATTGATTTCAGAGTAATAGCTGATGCATCAGTAAATACACCTGCAGTTGTTGACCAAGGTAAATTTAAAGCTAATATCTTTATTAAACCTGCAAGGTCAATCAACGTTATTGAGTTAACCTTTGTGGCGACACGAAGCGGAATTGAGTTTGAAGAAATTGTTGGCTCAATCGGTTAATAAATAGTATAAAAGGAGAATACGAACATGGCATTTAATATTAATGAATTTAAATCACAACTAGTTGGTGGTGGTGCACGTCCTAGTCTGTTCCAAGTTCAAATCCTTAACCCTGTCGCCCCAGAAGCAGATTTTAAAGTTCCATTTATGTGTAGAGCAGCTGGTATTCCAGCATCTACCGTAGGGTCCTTTAACACTAACTACTTCGGTCGTCAGATTAAGTATGCAGGTGATAGAACATTTGCAGATTGGACTGTAACAATTATAAACGACGAAGACTTTATAGTAAGAAACGGAATGGAAGCGTGGATGAACGCTATCAATACTCACGATAGTAACCTACGTGCACTTCCGCAAGACTATAAATCAAATGGTATTATTACACAATATAGTAAAGATGGAGACGCAATTAGAACATACGTCTTTGAAGGGATGTATCCAACCCAGGTAGACCAAATCACTATGGATTGGTCAACAGTTGACACTATCGAAGAATTTACGGTAACGTTCAGCTATGACTTCTGGCGTGTTGAAGGTTCAACTGGAATCCCAACAACCTAATTTAGGTATATAACATGAAAATTTTTGGCTTTGAAATAACGAGGCCACAAGATGATACGAATAAAGATTTAGTTTCATTTGTGGCACCTCAAAATGATGATGGGGCAATTACTGTTTCTAGTAATTCCCTTGGTGGTTTTTATAGTACGATATTGGATATGGAAGGTTCCGCTAAGTCGGAATCTGAGCTTATCACAAAATATCGTAATATGGCTATGCAACCTGAAATTGCTCAGGCTGTAGATGATGTCGTTAACGAAGCGATATCAGTAGAAATGGACGAAAGCGTTGTAGAGATTACTCTTGGTGAAACTGATTTACCAGATAAAGTAAAAAATCGCATCGTAGAAGAATTTGGTAATATCGTTGCTATGCTAGATATGGCAAACAATGGTTACGATATGTTTCACAAATTCTACGTTGATGGTAGATTAAACTACCATATTATAATTGACCCTAAGAATATTAAAAAGGGTATACAAGAACTTCGTTATTGCGACCCTCGTAAATTAAAATTAATACGAGAAGTTGACAAGAAGAGTAAGGACCCACATAGTGGATATCCTACTAAAAAGATTAAAAATGAGTATTATATGTACTCAGACAATGGATTTGGTGCAACTAGTGCTTCAGGAAGCACGGTAGGTTTTAGAATCGCTAAAGACAGTATAGCTCGAGTAACATCGGGTTTAATGAATGAGAATAACAGTTTAGTATTATCTCATTTACATCCAGCGATAAAGCCGTTAAACCAACTTCGTATGTTAGAAGATGCGACTGTTATTTACACATTAACAAGAGCACCCGAAAGAAGAATTTTTTATATTGATGTAGGTAACTTGCCTAAGAATAAGGCCGAGCAGTATCTAAGAGATATGATGACTCGACATAAGAATAAGTTACAATATAA